AAAGGTAACAATGTAATTATATCAGGCGACAAAGATATGAGAACACTTAGTTCATGGCATTGTTTTATAGGTGATGACCAACTTGAATATGTAGACGAATATAAAGCTGATTATAATTTTTGTTTACAAACATTAACCGGAGACCAAGCAGATGGTTACAAAGGTTGTGTAGGTGTAGGTGCTGTAAAAGCAAATAGAGTACTTACCGGTAAGAAAACTTTAGATGATATGTGGAACGCTGTCATAGAAGAATATGAACGAAACAAACAATCATTTGAAGACGCTTACCATCAAGCAAGGTTAGCAAGAATACTTCGTAAAGACGAATATAATTTTAAAACAAACAAACCAATACTATGGAGTTATAAATATGAACACTACAAAGATACTAGACAAGGCAAAAGAGCTAGTTAGTGGAGACCGTCACCAAAAACATGGTGATAAAGTGGACAACCACGAAAACATAGCTAGGCTTTGGACTAGCTATTTACAGAACAAAACTAAGTTAAATATAGTTGTTTTACCTGAAGACGTAGCAAACTTAATGATATTACTCAAAGTTGCTAGAACACAGGCCGGAGAACATAACTTAGATGATTATGTTGATACTTGTGGGTACGCATCAATCGCAGGTGAGATTGCTGAGAAAAGAACTGAATTAAGTTCCACTTTAGGAGTAAAAGATGCCGAAAGAGATTAAAATACCTTTCATTAGTAAAGAAGTTATTGAATATTTGGATATTCTTTTTCCTGAAAAGTGTGCTGACCTTACAGATAATGACAAAGAAATATTTTACAAATCAGGCCAAAGGTCAGTCGTAAATCATTTAATAGAAAAATATAAAATACAAGAGGAGTAGATTATGTGTGTATCAATGAAAGCACCTAGTCCACCACCTGCACCTGAGCCAATTCCTGAAAATAATTTCAGTAATGCAACTACAGAACAAACAGCTCCTACAGTAGCTAAGAAAAGAGACAGTAGTGGTGCTGATGTATCCGGTAGTGATGCAAACATGGCGACTACAGTAAGTAGAAAAAGACTTGGTAGAGGTTCATTAAGAATACCTTTAACAAGCTCAGGATTATCAGGAAGTGGTCTTAACTTTCCAACGTCTTAATTATGGAAACATATAAGTTGAATACAGCAACAGTCAATGAAGATAAATCTTCTGTTGAAAGTATGTATTCAAAACTTGAAATAGATAGAGAAATTTATTTAGAAAGAGCAAGAGAAAGTGCTGAACTTACTATACCACATTTATATCCACCTAAAGGTTCTAACGAAGCAACAACATACCCAACACCTTATCAATCAGTAGGTAGTAGGGGTGTAATGAACTTAGCATCTAAATTAATGTTAGCTTTGTTTCCGCCACAAGCTCCTTTCTTTAGACTTGATGTTGATGATTTAGTCTACAAACAAATAGAAGGCGACCCACAACAAAAACAAACTATAGAACAAGGTTTAGCTAAAATTGAAAAAGCTGTAATGGACAGCATTGAACAAAACAATGATAGAGTTGCAGTTTATGAAGCACTGAAACATCTTATTGTTAGTGGTAATGTTTTATTAAAATTAACTGATGATGGTTTACGTGTATATAGATTAGATAATTATGTAGTTAAAAGAGACCCACAAGGTAAAATTTTAAAAATTATTATTAAAGAAGGTATCTCACGTACAACCTTACCTGAAAAATTACAGAAAAAAATTGTTACAGATAAAGTACAAGACGAAAAGAAAAATTTAAATTTATACACTTGTGTTACTAGAACTAAAAAGAATTTTTATGTTCATCAAGAAATTAATAAAATAAAAGTTTACGAAGAAACATTTGACTTTGATAAACTTCCATACATAGCTTTACGATTTAATAGAATAGATGGCATGAACTATGGTCGTGGTCATACAGAAAGTTACATTGGTGATTTAAAAAGTTTAGAAGGTTTAACAAGAGCAATCTTAGAAGGTAGTAGTGCATCTTCTAAAATGCTTTTTATGATTGCACCTAACGGTACAACTAGAGCAAGTTCAATTGCAAAGGCTCCTAATGGTGCAATTATAGAAGGTGATGCAAAAGATGTTTCTGTATTACAAGCAAACAAATTTGCAGATTTTAGAGTAGCTTTAGAAAGTATGAATAGAATAGAGCAACGTTTACAGTTTGCTTTTCTATTAAATGCTTCAGTACAAAGACAGGCCGAAAGAGTTACAGCAACAGAAGTACAGCTTATTGCGAATGAACTTCAAGATGCTTTAGGTGGTGTCTACGGTATACTAACTACAGAATTTCAATTGCCATACATCAATACTAAATTGGCAATCTTAAAACAAAAACGACTTTTACCTGAACTTCCAAAAGACATAGTTAAAACTAAAATTATTGTCGGCATGGAAGCTTTAGGCAGAGCCAGTGACAGGATAAAACTTTTACAGTTTATGTCCGATTTAGCAGGTACTCTTGGAGCTGAAACACTGAGTAAATATATTAATCTTGATAATGCTATTAAGAAGTTTGCAGTTGCAAACCAAATAGACACACAAGGATTAATTAAAAGCCAAGAGCAAATACAACAAGAAACTCAACAGGCACAACAACAACAATTTGCACAACAAGCTTTAGCAGACCCTAGAGTAGCTATTGAAGCAGGTAGGTCAATGAATGAAGCAGGTATGAGTGCAGGTATAAATGATGAGGGTCAAGTTGAGTTACAACAACAGGAGTAAACTATGTCTACAGAAAAAGTAGAAGTGATGCCTGACAATACTAATGTATCTTTAGAGGAACAAGCAAAACAACAGACTGTTAATGCTACCACAACTACAGATGAAAGAGTAGAAGTCAGTGCAGTAGATGAAGCACAAAAATCTACAGAAGAACAAAGGCCAGACTGGTTGCCAGAAAAATTTGCGAACGCACAAGATTTAGCAAAAGCGTATGGTGAACTAGAAAAAAGAATGTCAGCACCTAAAGAAGAAGTTGCTGAAAATACACCTGAAGAACAGCAAGTAGGTTCAATGGACAAGTACTATAACGAATATGCTGAAACAGGTGAGATAAGTCAACAATCTTATGAAGAACTAAATCAATTAGGTTTAGGTAAAGAAATAGTTGATGGTTATATTGAAGGTCAAAAAGCACTTGCTGATAATGATGTAAGAGTAATACATAATGAAGTAGGTGGTGAACAAAACTATTCAAAACTTTTAGAATGGTCTTCACAAAATTTAAATGATGCTGAGAAAACTGCATTTAACGATATGTTAGATACAGGTTCTTTAGAACAAGTAAAACTTGCAGTATCAGCTATTGCTAATAGAGCAGGTATATCAGGAGACAGGCCACAACAAATGTTAGAAGGTGACACCACTGCATCTGTACCTGAAACATTTGAAAGCGTAGCACAAGTCACTCAGGCTATGAATGACCCAAGATATGACAAAGACCCTGCATATAGAAAAGCAGTAGAAGATAAAATAGCTAGGAGTTCTGTGCTGTAATGTTAAATTTTGTTCTACCATTATTAAAAAATCCATTAACTAGAATAGTAGTTGATAAAACAGTTGGTGCTATTCAGCATAAAATGGAGAAAGATAAAATTGTTAGAGCAAAAGAACTTGAAGCTGAAAAAGACGTAAGTCTTGCACAAATACGTAGTTCTAAAAACAGCATCAAAGACGAAGTATTAACAATAAAAATAGCGTTAATATTTTTGTGTTTATTTATTCCACAAACTCAACCTTATATGGAAAGAGGATTTGAGATTTTGAAAAATGCTCCGCAAGAATTTTGGTGGGCAGTCCTTATCGTCTATTCGGGAAGTTTTGGATTATCAACAGTAAGTAAACTAACCAAGAGGAAAAAATAATGTCACTATACAGAAACATAAACAGAAGAAAAAAACTTGGGATTAGTAGAAGCAAGAAAAAATCTACTATAACGCCTAAAGCTTATGCAAATATGAAAGCAGGTTTCCCAAAGAAAAAGAACAAAAAATAAAAGGAGCCATATAATGGAATATTTATTAATTAAACCAAAGTTTAGAAAAACACCAAAAGAATTAAAATTACAAAAATACGAAAGAAACAAAATATTAAAAGAATCAGGAGCTGGCATCGGAGCTATGTTAGGCGTTGGTCTTACTGCTAAACAATTATTTAAAGAAAATAAAAAAGGCGACCTTAACAAAGACGGTAAAATGTCTGGTTATGAAGCAAGACGAGATAAAGCTATAAAGAACGCTATGGCTAAAAAGAAAAGAGACAAGCTTAAAATAAAATAGTGGCTAAAGCCAAATTTAACAAAGACAAGCCTGTCTTTGAAACTAGAAGTAAATTCAAAAAAACCTCAATAGGAAGACGACCTAGTTTGGGTATGATGAACAAAAAGAAAAGAGCAAGTTTTAAATCTTATGTCGGACAAGGAAAATAAACCACTTAATAAAATTATTAGAGACCCTAAAGGCAACAAAAAATTTAAAGTATTCGTCAAAAATAAAGCAACAGGTAATATCAAGACAATTAGATTTGGTGACAGAAACATGAAAATAAAACGTGGTTCTGATGCAAATAGAAAGAGTTTTATGGCACGTCATGGTGCAACTTTAGCAAAAGTAAAAGGACAAAAAAATCTTTCCCCAGTATATTGGGCTATGAGGTCTTGGAAACTTGGAACAAAAATCTAAAAAGAAAAAACCTTCTAAAAAGAAAAAACTTAGAAAACCTGTAAAAAATATACGTAACGTAAATGATATAAGTAAAATTACTGAGCAAGAATTTTGGAATTATATTATTAACAAAGCAAAATAGTACCACTTCTCATTAGAGGGGTGCTAACCAAATTCAAAAAAGATTGCCACTTACGAGTGATAACCTTCTGATTATGGAAAGTAGTTAGTCAATACAACAAACCATAATAAATACAAAAGGAGTATACATTATGTCAAATGCAACTATATCAAGCATTGGTCAGGTAAACTCATCAGGAACAGCAGACGCATTGTTCTTGAAAGTGTTCAGTGGTGAAGTACTTTCAACATTTCAAAAAGAAAACTTAATGTTGGGTATGTCAACTGTTAGAACAATTTCAAGCGGTAAGTCAGCTCAATTTCCTGTTACTGGTACTGTATCGGCTTCATACCATACAGCAGGTAATGAGATTACTGGTCAAGCTATCAAACACAACGAAAAAGTTATTAACATAGATGATATGTTATTAGCTGATGCTTTCGTTGCTGAAATAGAACAACTAAAGAACCATTATGATGTGCGTTCTATCTATAGTTCTGAAATGGGGTCGGCACTTAGCAATAAGGTTGATACACATTTACTATCTTTAGCAATCTTAGCATCACAAGCTAGTGCTAATATCTCAGGCGGTAATGGCGGTACTGAAATTACTGACGCTGATGCAAACACTAACGCTACTTCATTGATTTCATCAGTATTTGAAGCAATTCAAAAATTAGATGAGAACAATGTTCCAACGCAAGGTCGTGTATGTATCGTAGCACCTGACCAATATTATCAGTTAGCTAACGTAGATAAATTAGTAAACAGAGACTTCTCATCAGACAATGGTGACTTCGGTAAAGGTACTGTACTATCAATCGGTGGTGTACCAATTGTTAAGTCAAACACTGCTGTAAGTGTCTTTGGAACTGACTTATCAAGTGCAATTAGCGGAACTAACAATACTTACAACGGTGATTTCTCAAATCATTACGCTGTAGTAATGCACAGTTCAGCAATTGGAACTGTGAAACTTAAAGACCTAGTTATGGAAAGTACTTATGACGCAAGAAGATTAGGTACTCTTATGACTGCAAGAATGGCTTTAGGTCATGGAATACTAAGACCTGAAAGTGTTGTTTCAATCAAAACAGCATAAGGTTCTTCCCTAGTGGTGGCGGTGAAATATCCGCCATCACGAATATATTATGACATTACAAACTAGAACTTCTGAATTAGAAGCTGTCAATACCATATTGAGTACTATCGGAGAAGCTCCGTTGAACTCATTAACAGGTAGTTTACCTGTAGATGGTACAGTAGCTAAAAATGTTTTGTCAGAAGTTAGTAGAGAAGTGCAATCACAAGGTTGGCATTTTAATACACACTACAAAGCAACACTTACAAGAAATACAGATAACAAAATTCCTGTTGCAACAAATGTAGTAAGAGTAGAATTAGACCCAAATAGATATTCAAAAGCAAGTTACGACATAGTTCAAAGAGATACATTTTTATATAATCTTGCAAAGAACACAGAAGTTTTTGACCAAAATTTTGACGAAGCAACTATAGTATATCTTCTACCTTTTACTGAAATACCTGAACAAGCTAAAAGATATATTACAAT